CTTTTCTTTCAAATTTTTTTTCAGGAAAAGACTCAACAGCATTTTTTATAACTGTGCACCTATCACTAGGAACCTTGAATCTCATTCTAAATTTTTCATAACACCAATGTGAATTAAATACGTAATAATCATATTTACGGTGGTTATCTTTGTTTGAAAACCAATCTACTAAATTAGGTTGATCATAAGAATTTTGTTGCCAGAGGATATTTATTTTATCCAGGCTTAAAGGTATTTTTTCAGGTACTGAAGTTGTTATTTGAAAATTATCTAATAAATTGTTATCTACAAATTTATACAGAAGCTCATATTGGATTTCAGTCCCTCCAAGAGGATTCATTTTGTATCGCTTTTGCCACCTACAGATGCAGGAGTGATTATAAGATCTTGTTGAAAGTCCTCTGCTGTAGTATCTGTAGTTGGATCAGCCACATCTGCATCAAATTCAGCTTTATCTTTATATTCTTTTCCAGTTCTTTTGTGCTTGATTTTCTCTACTGCGTGTGCTGGTATTCTTTTTATTTCCATATTACCGTCCTTGTCCTTTATAGGGTTGCTTCTTCATACTTCTTTTTTCATGTTTGTTCAATCTTTTTTTATGTCTTCCAGGTCTTTTCTTTTTTGTTGAACCCTTATAATTATTAACACCAAACTTAGGAGCCTTACCCATTTTCTTGGGACCTATCAATCTGGGCGTAGCTTATAATACCCTGTAATTCATCAGCAGTGCCTGCTGTCATTTTAATTGAATCACCTTCCTCTAACACTAAAGTTTTATCTATTATATCAACAACTTCATTTGCAGGTATGGCTTTGTTTCTTATTCTAAAAGTTAAAGATGCAGAACTATCTGTAAATTGCACAGATAGATTGACCGGTGACCCGGATGCATTGTCAATTTGTATTTGTTTTACTAAACATCTAGCAGATGAAGGAGATGTTAATACAGTCGTCGTATCTGTGGTTGATAAATTTACTCCTGCGTTTTTGTATTGTATTGTCATGATATAAACCAGTTAAAGGTTGATTGTTCATTTTTTAAATCTTGCTGATAAGAAGTATTTAATTGTTGCTTAACAGTATCTAAGGATTGTAAAACTTGTCTTTGATTTTCTGGCTGATAAGTTTCTTTAGGTTCAGGAATGTACGCTGTTATTTTTGCCATTATCTTCTACCATCTGGTTGTACATCAGCACGAAATGTTCCGTATCTCCAAGACTGACCGGTGCTTGTGTTTTCTATTTTCAAACTTGCCGCTCTCCCTCTTGCTCTTGTATCTATTTTTTGTGTAGATCCAGAAATAGTAAATGGCCCTAAAGGTGAAGAAGCTGCAGTGTCTACAGGAAAGTCTTTTAAATTTATTGTAACTTGTGCATCACCAGTTATTCTTTTAAAATCAGGAATGAATCTTCTTATTTTTGTAAAAAATTCTCCATCACCATCTAGTGAAAGTTGAAAATCTCCTGATTGAATATTAGCCAAAATAGCTGTGGTACCAGAACTGTTTACTTGGTCAGTGCCTTTCTCATGTTCATAAAAAGTTGATAAGCCATTAGCGTTTGTTACACCTTTTATTACAGGGAAAGTTGGCGTTCCAGTAGTATTGAATTCTGTAGCATAGGGATGATCAAACAGTTGAGCATCATAGTAAGTCGTTCTTGCTAAAGATCCAGTTGTCCAAACATTTTCAGCATAATTAAATGTAACAGATCTATCAATCGTGTTAGCTCCTGATTTAGGATAAAACCAAGTGATTTCTGAAAACAAAGTATTATAAGCTGCATAAGTTTTTTTAGCTTGGTCAAATTCAATACCAAGATCTCCAGTATTATTTGTAGTGAATACAAAGTCCTCTACAGTGCATGGTAAACTTTTAACAGTACCATCATACACAAAGAAACCACCAGAATCTGCCATCCAGTAAACAACACCATCCGCATAAACTAATGCATGCTTACCTATAAGACCACAATTAGAACCCACTTTTCTAATTGAAAATGTAAAAGGTGGTCCTACAAATTGTGAAATGTAAGCTGCAGTATCTGTTAAAATTAAAATATAATCTTTACCTTTCACGGCACCACGTATCTCAGTCCCATCGTCGAGTTGAAAAGTACCCGCTGTGTTTGTTGATGTGGGTGCATAATCAGATTTATCTTCTTGATCAGAAAATCTAATGAACATCTTATCTTGACTAGCACTTGTGCCTATAGTCGTTTCAGTGCCTAGATGAAATAAATGTCTATCTTGATCTGAAACTATTGTCATTACTGAAGCTGTAGGCATACCTGTACCAACAGTAGCTCGTGTTTGTGGGGCGTTAGAGTTTGAATTTATAGGTTCCCATGTAAAAGTTCTACCATCTAAAATAGTCGCTATGAGAGTTTGTCCAAAATTATCTAATGACCAATCTGCGGAAGGCAAAACAACTGTGCTAGCAGAAGAAGCGTTACCCCACCCAATAAATCCTGTAGCGTCCTGAACAATAGATCCATCGGAGTGAGCACTTCTTTTTGAACCTAGAGCTCCTCTTGTTATTCCTGTCAGATCATTTGATGACTTGCCGGTGTACGTTATTAACTCACCTCCCACAAGTATCGTGCCAGTAGTTGGAAAGTTTGTTGCGCTTGTAAGTGTAATGCTTGTTCCAGATCCACCAGTACCATTAGCATCGTCTAACAATGCTCCATTTAAAGTTGATGATATAGCTCCGGCTAAACTTCCACTCCATAATCCTGTGCCCCAACCAAAACCAAAGGTTTGGTTTAACGCTCCTGGTCTTACATAAGGAAGAATTGATGCTGATCCAGATCCCGATGCTGTTCCTGACGAATTAGAATTCATCTCGATTGTTAATGTATTAATATCAGGCGCAGTAATCACTTGAAAAGTTCCGTCAAAATCAGCTGCTACAAAACCAGTTGGTGCTGAAGAAATATTAAATGTTATCAAGTCTCCAGCCTCTAGGCCATGAGCACTAGCATTTACAGTAACTGTTGCATCTCCACTTACGGTATCAAAGGTTACACCTGTTATAGCTGTATCCAAGGGTGTAATATCGTAAAATGCTTCAGAGTAATAAAGTATTAGAGCTTTATGCGTACCAATTACTACATATCTTCTACCATCTAAATCTGTCCATTGATGTTGTGCACGGGCTGCTCCAACTAAAGTTTCTCCAGTAAGCTGTTCCCAACCACCAATTTTTTCAGGTAGACCATATCTAAATCTAACATTATCTCCATCTATATACTGACCCTCTGCAGCAGTAGGAGTTATTTGTTTATTGAAACCAGGTCTTATATTAACAAAATTTAAGGGCATAATTTTAATTATACTATTTTACACATTAAGAAGCTAGATATCTAGATAGGCTTAAAATTGACCTTACTCATAGTTTATATTTATATTATACCTTACTTGCTCATCATTTTGAGAGACACTTCGATGTTTAATCTTACCATTAAATAAGATTAATTCATTGGCTTTCGATACAATTTTTTGCCCTGTTTCTAATTCTGTGTAACCATTATTAGTATTTATATTATATAATGCAACTTTATGTGGGAATTCTTGATCATGGTGAAAACCATGTTTAACCTGGTCTTTCTGGTTAACATAAACATTAAGTTTTACTCTTAGTAATTTTTTAAATTTAATAAGACCCAACAAAGGTAAGCATACAAATTTAAAATAAGGATTATTTAATTTTTCTTCATGATCATAAAAAACATGTCTAAAATAAAAATCTTTATTTCTATACTCCTCACCGGATACACCTGAACTAAAATACAATGGAAAACCATGGTTATCAGATATTATGTCATATATTTGTTTATGAATTGCTTGATCTAAAGCATTTTTTATAATTTTTACCATTAGATTATTTTAAAATTTAAAGCCATTGATATTTTTGGTTTACTAGAACGATTTTGTTGTACCTCATGAGATAGATTTGATTTAAAAATTAAAAGCATTCCTGGTTTTGGTTCTATCCAATATGATTTCCAAGTTAAAGGGTTATCTTGTAAAAAACAATATTTTATCCCACTTGGCTCATGACTGTTAAATTTTATATTTCCTGAATTTTTTGGTGTTTCTAAATAATAAACTGCAGATATATCATTAGGTAAATGTTCATGTCTTTCTTGATAATCATATTGGTTATAAATATTAAACCACGATGAAACACATTTTGCTTTACTATCAGTATAACCCAACTTCTCAATGTATTCTTGTACTTGTTTTAAGATCCATTTATGTAAAATATTAAATTTTTTATTTTCTGTTAAATTATAACTGCCGCAAGTATTAAAAGTTGATACATCCCAATTTTCTCCTCCTTTAGAAACATTAGTTTTTAAAATATTACACTCTGCTACTAATTTTTCTTTTATTGAATTATGAATTGGGTTTTCACACATACCTATAACAACTGGAAAAATATTATGATATTCCATTATCTCTTAAACCAATGGGGCAGTCCCAAATGTGGTCTTTTATCAAACATATTTTCTTTAGCTCCAGGTGTTTTACGATTATTATAATGCAAAAAAACTTGCACGCATTCTTCGCCTTTAAATTTTTCACGCCAATGTTCTAAGTCACAACCAGAGTAAATCAACATGTCTCCTTTTTTTAAATCTACTTTAATACCTTTTTTGTTTTTTTCTCCAGATGGCTCAACATATATAGGCCAATCATCCCCACCAAGATTCATAGTCGTAGATATTTCACAGCTAAATCTATCTTTATGTCTTTTAAGTTCATCTCCTTTTTTATATATTCTTGCATAGGTATAAGCTGGATATAATTTTAAACCTGTTGCTTTTTCCATATCTGGTTGACATTTAAGTAGAAGAGTTTCCATAACAATATTTGCGTAATGTGAATATGTATTTGGTATTTGTCCTGTTTTTTTATCTTCATACTCACCTAATATGTTTTCAAACGGAGAAAAATATCTGGTATGTTTACAAGTGTCATGAACTTGTTTTTGCATTCTAAAATAATTAGCAATAAAAATAGCTAAGTCCTCTGATATAACTTTTCTAATTACTGCGTATTTATTTTTTTTAAAACTCATGTCATTCATCCCTATTGAAAAATATTGATATGGTAAATCTATAAGAGGGACCATTGATAGTCTGTGATTTAATTACATGTGGTATATCACCTTTAAATAAAAGTAACCTTCCTGGAACATATGGGCTAGTGTAAGTAATGTTTTTTAAATCATTATCATAAAAGATAGTTTCACCTCCATAATGATGTTTCCAATCTAAATTTACATAATATAATGCAACTGTATTTTTTTTATTATGAGTATGTGGATAATAATAATCATTAGGTTTCACTAAATTTAAAACACACTTATCAAATAAAATTTTACCTTTAAATTTTTTTGATTTTTTAAAAGCATCCTGAATATATGAATATAATCTACTATTTTTTAAATCTTCTAAAGACCAATTAGAGTGCAAATCCTGTTTCGCAATATCTACATCATCTCTGTCTGACCACCCTATTAATTTAAAATTAGAGTTTATTGAAAAATGATAAATATGTTGTCTGTCTACAAAAGGTATTTTATTGTCAAAAATCTCAATCATTGTTAAAAGCCATCTTTAACTATTTCTTTTTGGACAGCTTGTAAGTTGAAGTGAATAAATCTAAATGGTTCTTTTCCATTATCAACAGCAAACTCGTGCTGCAAATATCCCGGAAATAATACTAGTAATCCTGGTTTTGGTTTGAAATGTACAAGCTCCTCTCCATTCATGATTTCTTTTAGTCCAGGTCGCATGTGTAATTTAGTAACTCTAGCTCCTACTCTTGGATCATGAAAAATTGGATAAGAAGTTTTTTCTGAACATTTTAAAAAGTAAAATCCTGACACGTGTTGATTCCAATGAATATGTGCAGAGTGATGACCACCACCATTTTTTGAAAACTCTTGCACCCACATTTCCGAATAAATCAAAGTATACTTTGACATATCAAAACCTTGATATTGTAAAAAATCCCAAGATTTTTGACCTACTAATTTTTTAAAATCTAAAAAATTGTTGTCATCTAATAATGGTGTAGAATGGTGAGACATGCCAAAATCACCATCTTTTTTGATCCGTGCTTTATTATTCTTCCTAGCTTCTTTGATGTATTTATTACAAGCTGTATTTAAAGATTTCAAATACTCAGTTTTTTCTTCTACTAGTATGGGTGTTTTGAAAAATTCATCTATTTTCATGTTATTTCCAAGGATATCCTAAATTCCATAAAACTAAAGAATATCTTGTACCTTTTGTTACTGGTTTGACTCTATGCCATATATGAGAGGGAAATACAATAATAGAACCTTTAGACAATATTTCCGTAGCTTTTTTAAGATGTTTTGATTCATCTCTCATACTAGGGTCATAATCTCTAAAATCAAATTCTAACTCACCCCCTTCATATTCAGAACCATCAGTCAATTGACAAGTGACAGAGAGTTTTCTAACTTTACCATGTCGCGCTGTATGTGGTTCATTATAAGGACCTCCAAACTGATCCGCATGCCAATCATAATATTGATTTAATTTATACTTAGTAAACTGTAAATCCTCTGAATAATCCCATATAAAATTCCAACCAGCTTCTTT